GGACCAGTACAACCAGCAGCGCATCCAGGCGATGGATATCGGCATCGCCCCGGCGCGGCTGGAAGAGTACCAGCGGAAACTGGCCCGCCAGTCTGGAGGAACGATCAGCCGCGAGCAGGGCGCGGAAATGACCAAAAATCTGGCCGACACTTTCCGGCGAGCTTATCGCGATATCGGACGGGTCGGCCCAGAGGCGCGGATTCTGCGCATGGCCGGCGTAGATGTCGGAAGCTTCCAGAAAGGCATGAGGCCGCTCAACGACATCATCACTGAGCTGGCCACGAAGATGGCCAAGTTGAAACCGGACGAGATTTCGGCATATGCTGATGCCCTCGGCGTCTCGCGGGACTATCTGAGCACCCTGGCGAAGATCGGCCCGGCAATGGGCAAAGTCACTGAGATGACGTCAGAAGAGCTTCAGGCTAGGGTCAGGGGCGAGTCAAACATTCAGAAGTTCAATGATGCTTTGGCAAACCTCAACCAAACGTTCACGACTCTGGAAAACCGCGTTGGCGAAAAACTCGCGCCTGCATTCACCAAGTTGATCGAAATCATCGACAAAATTGTCCAGGCCATTCCCAATGAAGTGGAAGAATTCGCCAAGGACACGAAAGCCCGCTGGGACGATGGAATCACCGGAAAGGCCACTGTGGGCGGCGATATCCTGTCCCTTCTCAGTCCTGGTGCTCTGCTAGGTCGTCTGGCCTCCTGGGGCACTCGGCGCGGCATGGAAGAGGCCGGATTAATCGACAAGTCAAAGGTCCCAGGCTCCCAAGGCCAAACCAGCGAAGACCTGGCCAAGAAACAGGAAGACCAGGACAAAGCTACGAAGTCCATGAAAGAGCTGGAGAAATTGGCCGACCAGACTACGAAGTCAACGAATGATTTCGCGGTGGCGATCAACATGTTCAGCGGAGCCGTGTCATCGTTCGCCAATGCCGTTGACGAGCGTCAAGCATGGGCGGCATGGGCGGGGGAAATCGGGCGCGCAGTGGGCATGGGAAGCACCGCACCGACTTCGCGAGCAACAGGGGTTTATCCGCACGCGATCTACGATCAGTCGAAGAGTGGCGCGGCCGGTCAAGTATTCGGCGAGCCTATTGGCGCCCAGTCTCTGCGAAACAGGATGTTCTCGCCGCAGCGCAAGGCCGAGCCGATCAACGTGCCATCGTACATCAATGACATCATCAAAGATGCATCTAAGATGTACAACATTCCTGAGATGGACATCAAGAAGCTCATATACACTGAAAGCCGATTCAACGCTAGGGCGACCAGCGAAGCCGGGGCGAAAGGCCTCATGCAGCTGATGCCGGAAATTGCCAAGGCGTATGGAATCACCGATGTGTATGACCCACGCCAAAACATCCTCGGTGGAACGCGCCTATTGCGGGAAAACCTGGACCGGGCCAAAGGCGACATGCGATTGGCGTTGACCTACTACCATGGCGGCCTCGACCCGAAGAACTGGGGGCCAAGGACTCGCGCATATCCTGGTTTGGTGATGAGCGCACCAATTGAACTGATGGAGGAAGCCCAGCGCAAGCAGAAGGCCGCGGCCATGACGGTCGCCAACGAGACGTTCGCGCCAGAAGGTGGCGACATGGACATTCGCCCCTATGACGGCGGAAGGCTGGAAGCTCCGGACCAGGGCAGGAAGGAGGATGATCGCCGCGAAGCTCGTCGATATGACGACAGAGTTGTCCGGCCGGAGATTCGCATCATCGACCGCATGCCAGACCGCAGTGACGGCGAAATTCTTAAAATGTCTCAGCGCCAAGACGCCGACCGGGCGGACTCTGGATTCCGGAAATTCCCGAACCAGGTTCGTGGCGAGACAAAGCAGAACATCCAGGCCCAACTCACTGCCGGAGCTATTGCCCAAGTCATCGGTGTTAATCCTAACCAAATTATGCGCCGCGAAATCAGCCGTTCCGACTTGCTGTTCGGATACAACCAGGCCATCTTGGGCAAACAGCAGGAAATCAAAGCCGCTGCGACAGAGGCCAACAATGTATTCCTTTCTCCAGCCAAGCTCGCCGAAGCTACTGCCAAGGTTAACGCCGCATCGCGAGAAATGGATATTCTCAGGACGTATGGGGAGAAGCTTCTGAAGAGCGCTCCAGAGCGCGGCCAGGAACTGACAATCGGTCGAATTGATATGTTGGTAAACGTCACCGGCGCGAATTCTCCAGAAGAGGCTCGCGAAATCTTCAGCAGGCAAACCGCAGAACAGCTGACCACTGCCATCCAGGACTCCCAAAACGATTCTGCAACTAAGATACTCTACTGATGAAAAAGAGAATTCTGCGAGTCACATTCAATATGCCCTATGGACCCGAAATCATCCGTGAAGACCTGGATGTTCGGGTCCGGATTATGAAGGCTGCATTGCGAATTCAAAACCGAGCTACCCTGGAAATCTTTGGACTCACGACGCAATTGCGCGAGTCTCTTCTGTCGCAGTTCACAGCGTGGAAGCACCGGCAGCGTCAAGTAGGCATGGAAGACGAACTGATGATCAGAGTATCGGTTGAGGCCGGTTATTCCGATCAGGGCCGCGAACAAGTTTCCAGAGTATTTGTCGGCGAAGTGGCAATTGTCGATGTCATTTCGCCGCCACCGGATATTGGAATTCGCATCCAATGCTACACAAGGCAAATCGATAGGACGAAGACTATTCGAAATATGCCGCCAGCCAACACGACGTTTGTAAAGTTCGTCGAATGGGGCGCAAATGAAATGGGGCTTAACTTCATCTGCGACACCAGCTACAATGATCAAGTTTTGAAGAATCCGGGCCGGTCGATCACTGTCGCGTCGGCAATCCTGGCATCGATTCAGGATATGTACATGCCGGATGTGGCCGCGTTCGTCGATGATGACATTCTGGTCGTGAAGGACCGGGATAAGGTCATTCGTCCTGATGAAGTTGCCAACATCAACTCATTCGTCGGCATCCCTTCATGGTCGGAATGGGGCGTGGAATTTCAGTGTCTGTTTGAACCGTCGATTCGCGTGGCTGGCGGTGTCGCGGTCGAATCTCTCATGAATCCAAGCGTCAACGGCAACTATGTGATCACCGCTCTAGAGTATGATTTGGCCAGCCGGGATCGGCCGTTCTATATCAAAGTCATGGGGAGCCCAGCAGCGTAATGGCCAGGGAAATCAAATCATTCAATATGTTCGGCGTGCACTACAACTCGCGGCAATTCTCTGCGGTCGATGGACTCAGGATGATGTCGGGAATCCATGATGTTCCTCCGGAAGAATTGCTCAAAGGGACCGACGTGTTGGCCCATACGGAGGAACAACCGGAAGGCGTTTGGCTTCCCTTGACCGCTGCGAACATAAATCTTTATGTAATTGACCGGGCGAACGTAATAGCTCCCGTACAAGTGCTTGCGCTTTTGTCTGAACTGGTCATAGATTGGAACTTTGGCTTCCTCAAAGATTGGACAGGGGTCAAAATTCCATCAAGATTTGTAGAAGATATCAAAAGCGTGAAGACGGCCCATTCGCCTTCCGTGGTCGCAAGTTTGGTGGCGAATGGGTCAGCTTCTATGCGCGAGCTGGAAGAGTATTATTCGACTCAAGATGCCTTTAAGATGATTGACATCATGACTGCGAAGAGCGTGAATGAGGCTCTAGCGTCCGAAGCATCACAGAACAGAATCAAAAAGGGATAATTCCTAAGCGAGCCTGGGAAGGCTATACTAGACCGGCCAAATCAGAGGCTTTCCCATGTCCAATATTCCGCTAACATCCGCAAAATCTACCGACAGAACGCGACTGATCGCCGCTCTTGACGCTCGGTCGCGGCGGGATGCGCTCGACTTTGAAGTCATGATTCCCGCCCAGGTTGTTCAATATGATCGGGCAGAAAACATCGCTACCATTCAACCTCTCATCACCTGGGTTGATACGGAACACAATGCCGTCCAGCGGCATCAGCTGGTTGACATCCCGGTGATTTCCATGGGCGCTGGCGGCTTCCACATAAGTTTCCCGATCCAGCAGGGGGATATCGGCTGGATTTACGCGGCCGACCGCGATACTTCCCAGTTCTTGGAGTCGCTATCGATGTCGAAGCCGAACACCGGCCGCATCCACAAATTTGAACATGGTATGTTCATACCGGACGTATTCCGCCGATACACCATCAATTCTGAAGACTCGGACGCGATGGTCATCCAATCGACTAGTGGAGCGACCAGGATATCCATTCGCGGAGACAACATCAAGATCACTGCGCCGTCGAATGTAACAGTGGATACTCCGCAGGCGAATTTCACTGGAGATGTGACTATCGCCAACACCCTGGTTGTAAACGGCGTCAACGTGAACAACCACGGTCACCTCGAAAACAATCCGCCTGATACCCGGACTAAAGGCGGCATGATTGCCTAAGGAGAATTTCATGGCTAGTTTTGATTTTTCTGATTTAACAGCGGGGGGGGGTTGTAATGGCTAATTATGACTACATAGTAGATACTGGAGTCATAGTCGCCGATACTGCTGATATTCTGAAGGACGTTGAAGCGGAATTCAGGGCAGCCCTCGGCGCCAATATCAACCTGGCGGCCTCAACGCCCCAGGGAACTCTGGTCGCGGCTGAAACCATTGCGCGTTCTAGCGTGATGAGGAATGAAGCTCGCATCGCCAATACCATCAACCCAAACGTGTCTTTCGGAACGTTCCTGGACGCCATCTGTGCGCTGATGGGAATCGAGCGCGGCTCTGATCTTTCGACGTTCGGCTATGGCGTCCAGGTGACCGGCCGCAGCCAGACCCGAATTTCCACCGGGTCGCGTGTGCAGACTCCGGCCGGAGCGATTTTCACGGTCATGAGTGACGTTCTGATTCCGGCAACCGGAGTCGCCACCATCGACGTAAAATCGCAGGACTATGGAAACATCCCTCTTCCCGTAGGAAATCTGATCATCATCGATGGAACCATCGGTTGGGCCGGGGCGAAAGTCATCGCTTCAACTCGCGTCGATCCTGGCAGCCGCCAAATGACCGATGCAGAATTGAAGAATGCTCGCGTCAATCGTCTGGCGATCCAAGGCCGCAACTCGACTTTGGCCATTAAAGCGTATGTCAGCGCCGTGCCCAACGTTACCTCGGTCAACGTCATCGAAAACAACACCGGCACGGTTCAAGTTGTCAACGGCGTATCATTCACCCTTCCGTATGCGGTCTGGGTCTGCGTCGCCGGAAATCCGGATAAGCAGGCTGTCGCAGATGCTCTGTGGGCGGCCCACAACGGCGGGACTCCCTGGGACTATGGCGCGGCCGACAACGGCGTCCCTGTGGATGGGCCTACTGGCGTTCCTGTTCG